AGCCGAAAGCATCTGCTATCAATTCAAGGTTAGTATTAGTCTTCGTACCCCAAGAGCCAGCGTTCTCGCCAGTGGCCATTTCTTCGAGGCGAAGGTCATTGTCAAAGGTACTAGCCATACTGTTTTTTCCTTATATTAATCGATACGAACAATAGCAGTTGAACCCGGATCTGGGAACACAATTCGAAACGTACCTGATGTCACTGTAAAGTCGCCGCCAAAATTCAAGACTGCAATTGCGCCTTTAGTGTTGTCTGCTTGATAGACTGTATCATTGTAAATCAAAGCACCAGCCGTTGTGAAAGAAGCTGATGTCCACTCAGGATCATCTGCATCAAAATACGCTGTTGTGCCATCTGTATCTACAACTTGGGTAGTAAGAGCCAAGCCACCAGCCGTGTAAGCCGTTCCAGACGTATTGGTGATTTCGTTTGTTGTGCTGTATGCAGTTGTTGATGCGCCCAATGTTGCACTAGAAGTGTAGAGCGCGATTTTGATTGTGTCGCCACCAGATCCAAGATCCATCTCTTTATTTAAAAGAGCTTCTTTGAAGCTGGTACACATCGCTTGAGTAATAGCCATTATAAGCCTCCGTTATATTCAGCAGCATAGTCTCGCTGCATTTCTTGTACAAATAATTGCACTGCTTCGTCAAACTGTGTCTTATAAAGCGATAGTGTTTCTCCAGCTTTGAGGAAGGCTGATGCTTCATAGAGACACGCTGCTAATAACACATTTTCTGCGTTATCTCCAATCCAAGTATTTGCGTTACCTGAACTTAAACCTGTTTCTGGGGCGATGTAGTCAACTTGATAAGTTGATGTCGTGGCGTCTGGGGTAGGGGCCAGTGTAATTGTCGTGCCACCAGTAGCTGCTGTTTTAGTCGCATACATCTCTGGCACACCTTCTGTTGTAGAGTTTGGCCAGTAGTCACGAAGGTATGAGTCTATTCTGTGATTGAGATATGATGCAGATCCAGAGGTAATGACAGAAACCTGTCTGATCATTCGCGCATCTGGGACAACGTAATCTGCTGTGCCTTGCACAAGGCTTGCTGAAGTCGTCTTTCTAAAACACGGCAAGTTTGGTAGGCGCTGATAGATCATCTCTTCAGCCTGTGCTATGATCTGATCGATAGAGGCTGACAACTCTGCGCTATCATCTTCCAAGAAGTTTTGAATGTTAGCTACTAGCTGTGTGTAATTCATGTACCGTAACCCCAAGTTCCGTTACCCCAAGAGTCGTTACCAAACCCTACAGCAACTTGTTCAGCATTTCCATCTCCAACAGCACCTGTAGCAGCAAGACCTGTTTCGATAATCTCAGACACTGCTGTTTCTTCACCTGTGTTGCCCACAGCAGCCAATCCAGCAACGCCTGTTACATTGACGCGGAACTCACTGTTCCCAGATTCACCAATGACATGAACTGCACCTGTACCAGCTACACCTGTTTCTTCGATCAGAGCAATTGGTGAGTCATTGCCAAGTGCTTGAACTGCGCCTGTGCCAGCTACGCCAGTTGGTTTGGCTTCAGTTTCTAATGTGGATGCACCTGTGTAAGCAAAGCGTCCTAAACCAACAACAGCAACAGCCGTATCAGCATCACCAATCGCACCAGTACCAGCCACACCGTTTGTGATGTCTACATCAATCACAATGTTTGGAACTGCTGTTCCTGTGTCACCGTCACCAGCTACACCAGTTACTTCAGTTGGATCTGTTTCAGACTCAGGTGTGTAATCACCCAATGCGCCTGTGGCAGCTACAGATCCAGAATTTGTACCAATCGCCGCGATGTCATTAACAGCGCCTGTCCCAGCCACGCCAGTTACAGTTATTTCGTATTCAAGCGATGATCTTGGTATTGCTCCAATAGATCCTTTGCCCGGCACACCAACAGGTGGGCGCTGACGTGGATCTAGGAAAATGTCGTAGTTGTAGCCAACAAAAAACGTGACATTTTCTGGGTCATTGTCTGGACGTGGGTTGAAGAGCGCTGTGGCATCGACAACATTTTTTGCTGGGGTAAGCTGTGGGTGCTTTGGCTCCCAGTCTTCTGGAGATACACGCAAGCCATCCCAAGTGGTTTTAAGGTCAGTGTATTTGACTCTTAAACCGCCTCTATCGCTTAGAGCTAGGGATCTTTTACCTCTTGCGTATTTGCCCATTAATATAAATTCAGCGCTGTCGGCTGAACCCTCAGAGAGACACCGTCGTTGTCTGATGCTGCTGCAAAGTTAAATGCTCTTTCGTACATCTCGTTTAGCATCGAAAACTTCTCAGGTGCGAACTTCATTGATAACTTGCTTGCCAACCCAGCGCAGATACATTCGTTCCAGCGATATGGGATGTCTGCGTCTTGGTTTGACGCTGTGACATCTTCAAGCTGTCGAATTGCCCAGTAGACCATGCTGTAGTTTGATGAGTCTGGCACTTGCCAAAAGTAAGCGACAGGCGTGTCTTGCTTGTCTAGCATGTACTGGCTTGGCTTGCCTTGTGAGCTTTTGTTTGGAAGCTCGTTGTAATCCGATATAGATATGCGATTGACGATCTGATCAGAGTTTGTGCCAGATCCACTGTCGCGGATGACTGCGCTGATGATGTCTATCGTCCCTGCTGCAAGTGTGTAAGACGCTGTGCCGCTCACCAGAGGCAGTGTTTGCTCTTGGACCGCCCAGTAGTTGATCCCCCTGTTTGCCCACTCAGAGAAGAGTAGGTTGAGGCTACGACGCGCTGATACAGCCCTATCGCCTGTCTGGGTTTGCGGATCTATATTGCAGCGTTCAAATGCTTCAGTAATAATCTCTTCAACATTTGGTCGAAACGCCACTGTTCCTGAAGTAGCCATTAGATAGACTCCTCAACAATTATACCATCAAACGACGCTGATATGGCGTTTGCTTGGTTTTTATTACAAATCGCCCTGACCTCGACATCAGACTTTTCTGGTATCTTGAGGGGCTGGGCGAAAGGATAAAGGATCTCGCTTTCAGCAACATCGATCTTCACGGCTGTCCGAAAGACTTCTCCTTCGTTGCGTACTAAAAAACGCACAGTCATAAATACGCCACCAGAAGTGCCTGTTCCGTGAGTAGCTATGCCTTGATTGATATACAGGCTTTTCCCTGCTGGCACAGTATATACGGCCATCAGCGTCTGGTTTTCACCAGCAGTGATTTGCGCGTATGTTGTGCCACCGTTGGCGATTGTGATGTTCCCTGCTGGTGCAGAAGATCCAGTTATGTAAGCTCTAAACACACGCAAGAATGTCTGCGTGGTTGTGTATGCCCCAGATCCGTCTAGTGTAAATGTCTCTGAGACTTCGTTGTAATCTGCGTCTAGGCCGAAGATGATGCCAGTCACGCCAGAGTCGGTTGCCCCACTTGCGCTTGTTGCAGTCATAGCGACGGCACTGCTGGGGTAGGCATATAGCCCCCCAACATCCCAGATGGTTTCTTCTACGTTGATGATATTGCTGTTGTAGCCATATTTGAACAACGACGTGTGCCAAGGTATTTGGCCACGCGAAACTTGTAGCTCGAATGGCTCAGTAGTTCCAACTCTACTAATTGAAGATATCTGAGCCATCTTTGCTCCTAGCTATAGAAGATTGTCATGGCAGTGACATTGGTCGCCGTTCCAACGTGAATATCACTTGTGAACAAAAGACCGTTGTCTGGGATGTTCACAGAGTGAGAGTCTGACGCTAGAAAGTCGAGATCCAAAATCGTTGAACCGCCATTTCCATCAGTTAATGTCAAGCGCCCAGCGCCAGCACCAGTAAGAACCTGTATCTGACGAAGTCTAGCGCGGCCAACAGACGCCCCACCAGTTCCTGTAAGGCGTTTGGCTTTTACGTCTGAATTAGACATTAGCTATCCTTTTTCTTTGGTGGACGGCCACGCTTCTTTTTTACAGGCTTTTCTTCCCATGCCTCATTTACATCAGGTGTGGAAGGGTCATCTGCTTTGAGCGTACCATCATCGTTACGCGCACGAACTTTTTCAACGCCGATACCGCGACGTGCAAGCTCTTCTGCGCTTGGTGCTTTGAACCTACTCATGCGTCACCTATGATGCCGCGATGGTTGCGCCTGTATCTGAACGCTTCCAATCAGTTCCGTCAGAGAACGCTAGGATTGCTGAACCAGCAGCACCGTCTGAAACGTAAACAAGTGTACCAGCGCCAGCATCTGAAGCTGATGGTGCAGTTGCAACTGTGTATGCTGGAACTTGGATGTCCCCGACAAAGCCATTTGTGGATGTCACTGGACCGTTAAAGGTAGTTGAAGCCATATTAATACCCCTTGCACAAGGTTTCGCCATGCAGTCTGTGCAACGTCAGGTGGGGCGTGATCCTGTCTGCAAGGCTAATGTTGCCCCACGCGCAGAATAGCACATTCGGTTCAAAAAGAAAGAGGCGACTTTCGCCGCCTCTGTTTAGATTAAAATGGTGTTTCGTAGCCAGCTTCGATTGGGCAATCATACCCACCCATATGATCGTAACGCTCTTCTGCCCAACGCAGTGCAGCGCGTTCTGCTTCTTGCTCGTATATGTATGCGTATTTCTCGCTTTCCCACTGAGCCGCGTAATCTTCGCGATCTGCGATTGCCTCGCGGATTGCCTTGAACATTTCGTCGCGGTTTGCATGACGCAACTCAATTTCTTGATTTGCCTCGTCTGCACGAAGTGTGCAAACCCATGATTTTTCCATTGGGAAGTTTGACACCATACCCATGTTACGT